CTCGTCCATGATTAAACAAACTCCGTATGATGAGTGAATACCAGCGAACGCATCCGGGTTTTCTTCGCTCCATAGCTGTGCTTGTGCGTAATAGTAACCAGTATCGATTTTTAGGTCCTCAACGAGGGCATTTTCGAACCATTGTGCTGGTTTTATTGCGGTAGCAGTCTTGTTAAACCAGTGAGAATTTATGGATAAAGTTAGCCATTTACCTAATTCCGCCCATGTTCTAGTTCTAAGCTGTTGTTCTGTATTTGCTGTAACAATAATGGTTGCTCCTAACCTGGTAGAAAGCATCCATAAAATAATCCAAGAGACTAATGCAGACTTTCCAATACCCCGGCCTGAACCAACTGCCAATCTAAACATCTCTGGTAAATCAATGGCTTCGTTTTTTCTAATATGGTTTGCAATATCTCGCAAAATTTTTTCCTGCCACTTACGAGGACCAGTAAAATGTTCGAGGGGGGTATCCTTTTCACCCCAGGGGAAGACAAATTTAACAAAGTTTAATGGATCATCTTTGATGTTAAGTGACCAAACTGCGGTCATTAATTCTCTTTCTTGGTTAATTGGATATTTCATATTTCAAAAAAATTAAAAAATTTTAGTTCAACAGTTATACGTATATACGCCCCCCCCACGCACGAAAGGGGGGGGTCAAATCGTTAATCCTCTATTTATTACACACACGCACACACGCACGAACGGACGGGGCCTATATTCTCTCGGCTTCATTGGGGAGAAAAGGGGATCCACTAAGAGGAAACCCCGTCCGATTGTTCGTTATGGTCGTCCTGGTCGCCCTGGGCGTTCGTGCGAACGTTCGTTCGTTCCCGTGCGTCCTGGAGGTTGAGTTGCTCGGCCGGTTCGTCCGGGCGTACGTCGAGGATCCTGGAGTTAGCGTTGGATAAGATCCCGGCCAGGTCCAGGTTATGATTCATTTCCTGTCTGTCTGCCCATTGATCCGGTGCCCGGTTCTTGAGGTAAAAGATTTGTGCTGTAACATTGCCATCCCGTGCGGAAGTCATTAATGCGTTAGATATTTTTTCTACGCCTAATGCTTCCCCTTTTTTTATAGCTTCCTCAATTTCCGCATTTTCTTTTCTGCGTCTATCAATGGTTGACCAGGAGACACCAAGACAACGAGCAATTTGGCCCGAGGTTAGGCCCTGGGATCCGAGAGCAATTATTTTATTAAGAGTGTCCGGATCATTCAGCTTGATTTTTTTCCTTCCTGGTTTCTTTGGCATGGTTTATTTTAATGCAGTTTTGAGTAAGTTAATCATCTTTTTTTATAAATAAGTTGCAATCTAATATTAGATATGAGATATTTAAGGAACCTAGGGGAATACCTGGGCATTTTAAGGAGATAGAAAGGATGATATATAGAGTAATTTGTTTTGATAGTAATGCAGATATCCGAAGCAGTGTATGTGATGTTATAGAAACTACATCTTTATTTTCTGCGATAGCTAGATTGTTAAAGTATAACTTTTACAAAGAGGATAATTACGGAGAGCCAATCATAAAAGCCGGATTATCAATTTATAAATCCCTGGGCAAACATCAACCATGGAGTCATTCCGGAGAGCCAATCTACAGCTCGCAATATGTAAGGAAGTTTTACGCAAGTTAAAACAAGAACCCACGAAACCAGGCCCCGATTATTTGGGGCTTTCGTGGTATAACCAATTTATTTTTATAGGAGATAAAAAGAATGATAAACGCAAACCAAGATCCAAAATGTGCTGACCTGGTGGAAAGCAAATTTAACGAAACCGAGGCCGATTATAAAAAGGCCCGGGAATTCTTCGAGGAATACCAGGACGCAACCGAGGGCGAACAAATTGCCTTGGAAGTTATAGACAAAAAGCGGGGCGATTATTTCCACGAATACGAAGATCTATATGACTATGTAAACCAAACCGCCCAATCTTGGGATTATGTCGAGGGCGAGGGCAGAAAGGCCGGATATTATCGGCTTCAATTATCCTGGGGCGGACCATCTGACGAGTTCCGCATTTATATCACCCAAGATAAAGAAATAGACATTATCGAATATTGGTACATGGATTGGTTCGATGGTGCCCATGTCCTGGTTCCTAAAGACTCCGAGTCCTGGAACATATGCGATCAGTTCCTAGAGTGTGAGAGGTGGTCCTAATGTACGAAGTAATAATTGAATATGATAACCAGGGGCCGGTCGTTGTGATGCGGTCCCAAGATCTGAGCAAGTGCCTGGATAAACAAAAAAGATTAATCCAGGCCGGGCATTTAGATTGTTTTATAGCGAGGGTTAAAAAATGACTTTTGAACAAGCCAAATATAAGTACAACTGCCATGCCCGGGATGTCCTGGGATTAGTTGGCGAGTTGGATATTCCGAGCCGGGATAAATCAACAGTTTTAGAAGAATATCCATTATGGGTTCTTAGAAATGACGATTATGAAACCATTGCAATCATTGACGCTGATACGGGCAAAGTATTATGAAACAAGAAGAAACAACCCGTATTAATTACCGAGGCGTTGCGGTCGATCTAACTATTACCAGGAACTACTTTGAAGGCATTGACCATATCGAAGTTCAAACCCTGGACGATCACCCGATCCCACTAACTGAAACCGGGTACAGATCCCACTTTTGCCATATGTCCGGAACTTTTACCATGGACCAGGCCATTGAATGGTTTTACCAGGAGAACGGAAAGAAAGATTCCAACGGATTCCAGGACGACTTCTTTTCTAGCGTCTCACATGAGCCACACGCAACGGAAAGCATTAAACAGGATGAAACTATCAAGAATATAAAAACTTTTAACTCTGAGCCTCTGACGAAACCAGGGGCAAAGGCAAACCAACCATCATTATTTTAATAAGGAGTAAAACATAATGAACGATACACTCAACGAAGTCATCCAGGACTTGGCGGACCTAAGTTATACCGCCCTGGATTTAAAGGAAGATATCACCACCGGTGAACCATCTATCCAAACCGCCCTGGAGAAAATTAACAAGATTCACCAGGTATTAATATTTAACCAGGATAAATTAATTCAATTAACCAAGGGGGAAGAATGAATATTAAATATATAAAATTAGAAAGCCTACATTGTGCATTACAAGAATTGAAAAACAAATATTCGATTCCGGATGATGACTGCGATCTTGAAGATGCTTTTCAATTTACGGAAGATTTAAGAGAACCATATTTAAAAGAGGTAAAACTATGACTCAATATAAAGACATGATAGACCAGGCCCGGCAATTGCTGAGAACGGAACGGGAAAACATCCCAAGCATGAGTAAAGACTTCAGCAAGGACTATTGGATTTTAACTTATCCATGCGGGAAGATTGTTAAAACTTACCAGGATAAACGCAAAAGGGATATCGTTATCCAGGAATCATATAGCGGGGGTGAATTATGAGCAGAGGATGTTGTAATGAGTGCGGCTATAAAGCTGATTATATTATTGATAATAATAATTATGCAGATAATGGCTATGAAGATTTAAACCAAGTGCCTAAAGATAAAATGCTTTGTGGCGTATGTTATGAGGATAGCGAAGATGAGTAATACAATCAACACTATGATACTAGAAAACTTATTTGACAATGTTTTAGACCAAGACAAAAAAGGTTTGCTAGATGATGAGATTAAAGATATAGCACGAGAGCAAGGACTAGATATTTATAACGATAGATATGAGATACTTGAAATAATTACTAATAGAATTTTTGAATGTAAGTATGATTAGGGGAAACCGAAGATGATAGTTAATCTAATACAACGCATTAAACAATTTATGGGTAAGTGTCCGAGTTGCAAAGGCTTTGGCACTATGCCGGACGGAACAACTTGCCGGGATTGTTGGGGGTCCGGGCGTGATTGAGATAATAGGCTACATTTTTGGTATTGGTTTTCTTATATGGCTTATCGCAGTTATCATTCTTTATGCGGTACTCAAGCATTACGAGAACAGATAATCAATACCCGGGGCGAATGTTTAGGGTTTTTCTCCAATCCCCTTGAACGCATCTCGCCCCACCTTTAATATTTAACCATGCAACGCACGAACGATAAATCCCCACGCACGAACGAAGATCTCCACCACCCCGTCTGCACGAACGGATACGACGAATACCCAATCGATCCGGCCATCCTACAACAGGCAGAAAACTATACCTTCAGCGATCCCCTTGCTCAGACAATTCCTCGATCATTACGACGCCCAGGCCAACGAGCAACAAATGTTTCCGCACGCCCGGTTTTGCTTGTTTAACGATCCTACGCTCACCCTCGACCGCAATCCATAAGATCCCCGCCTCGACCAACTCATCCACGCAACGCCCGACTGTACGTCTGTTTAACCCGGTCATCTTGCCATAATAAACATAGGCATCATGCGAACTGAACGTATCGATCCTATGTCTTTCGCAGATGGACCATAAAACGAGCTTGGTTGCCGGACGCAAGGATGTATCTCCCGCACGGGAACGAAACCACTTCCACACGCACGATTTCAATTTTGAATAACTCTTATACTTACTCAGCACGGACGCACGAACGCATCCGGATTCACTCTCTTTATCCGGTATGGAATTTTCAATCCACCAGAACTGATCGTTCATTCATACACTCGCTGAATATAGGGAGGCCCTTCCAGGGGCCTTCCTATTTGTATTGTTTGGGATATATGGTACATCTAGTACCCTTCATAGGTACTACTAGTGCCATAGTATGGTACTACTAGTGCCATTAAACGAGAAGATTGTGCAACCAGGCATGGAGAAATTGCCCCTCTTAGGGGGGTAGTTCCGGGGCAATTCTCATCATTAATTAAGGAGAGTAGAATCCCGATTGCACAATCAAAGTTTAACATTATTACTTATGATTCCCGAAGGCTAATTGATGAATAATATTCTCAATCGATTTAAGGTTTCGCTTATCTTCCATGGTTTGCTTGGCCTTTTTAATGATAGGTTTACCATGTTCAGCTAAGGCATTAATAATTAACTGCACTTCTTTATCACTTGCTTGAATCTTTACTAGCATTTTTGTTTTCCTTTTTCTTTTTCTTATTAAATATTCTATCGAAGTTGTCTCGATATTCTTTTGTATAAATTAGATCCCTTGGTTTATCTCCTTTACCGCTCACGAGATCCCCCTGGTAATTGTTCAACATCAAACCATCCGCATGGGTAATTAATCATTATCTTTTCTCCCGGTTATTATTTCAAAATGATTGAGGGTGTTATCCTCAATCGCCTGTTTAAACTTTTCCTTTAACTCATCCTGGTTTAGATCTATGGCACCATCCATGTAAATGACTGCCTTGACTGTATCCTGGTTAATTTTGCTCATTTCTTAAAAAACCGAGGCTCTGAGAGGCCCGTGGTGAGCTTTTCTTTACCTGTTCCATGGTTTACCCTTAACGAAGTTATCACGTTTGTGGGCATTTCTAATTCTTTACTCATATTAAAAATCAAAGTTAATGTTTTTCTTTTCATAAACTTCCAGGACTGCCTCACGCCTTATCAATGTCATGGCATTGGTATCCATTTCACTAGAGTTAGCTTTAACCACCTGGAAATTTACAACCCTGGTTCTATCAAACTCTAATCCCTCATCTGCACAAATATTTTCAGCAGTCTTTTCATCTGCCAAAGAAATAGTGGCGGCCATCCTCATACCATCCACGATAGCGGCGGATCCCCTTATTGACGAACGAGAATCCCAGCTTGATTCCTGGGTCTGCAATCCGGCCTTGCTCATATGATGGATAGATAAAACGGAACACTCAAACTTTGATGCAATGGAAGAACAGAACTGACAATACAATTGAGCCGCTTCCTGGCTCGTTGTAATAGGTGCTGCAACAAAAGATTGTATTGGATCTATGACCACCAAAGATAAATCTGGAATCGTTGAGATCTCATTGATTAACTCATGGGCCTCGGGTGTTAGATCTAATCCCCTGGCATCATCTTTTAATAATATTAATGGTTTAGGTGCATCCGGAACTGTATAGGCAAAAACGTCATACTCCGCATCAAATCTTTTATCGCCTTTATCTAACGCTTTGGTCCGTCTGAAGACTTCACTTCTATCATCCTCGGCCATTAACATTAAAACATTACCGGCATTTTTAATTGGTTTATTTAACCAGGTGCCTTGCCCTTGTGATACTTTGATCGCTAGATCTAAGGCCAACATACTTTTACCAACACCACCGACTGCCGCCAATAAACTAGGTTTAGATTTTTCTAACAATCCTTCAACCAACCAGGAACGAGGCGGTGGTTCACCCTTTAGTTGTTTAATAGAGAAACTTCTAATGCCTAAACCTTGATCGCTTATCTCTAACTTGACTGCATCTAGGCCTTGTTTAATAGCCAAATCATTGAAATCACCCTCAATGGATGGGATTCGAACCAAACAATTGTAATATCTGGTGGCTATTTCTTCCGCTTTCTTGCGTCCGATATCAGTTTTATCATTATCAAAGGCTAAATAGATCCTGGCGTCCGTTTTTTTTCTTATGTTTTCTACTGCATCATTACCAAAGTTAGCAGAAAAAACACAAGCCACGGGTATTTGCGTTGCATCCCATACGCTTACACCTGTAGCCATGCCTTCAACCACGACCAAAGATTCAACTTTGTTTAAAGAATTAAAATCAGTACCAATTAAAAAGATGTTGCCTTTAACTTGTCCGGCAGAGACAAACCTTTTGGATCCATCTTCCTGGATATATTGCAATGATCTAATCTCACCATCTAAATTATAGATAGGCACGACCAAAGATTTATTGTGTAGTTTTAAAGAATAACTTTTGATTTTTTTAGCTTCCAGGTAAGGATGCTTGATAACCTCTGAGTAAGTCTTAAAACGATTCTGACAATCTTTTGCGACTTCCTCATACCTTTGTAGCTTTTGTTTCTTGGCCTCTTCCTGGGCCTGTTGCATCTTTAACTGTAGATCTTGTCTTTCATTTGGAGTAAGTGTATTGATCTGGACAGAACTCCATTTGTATTCCGCCCCCGTTCTCCAATTTCCGTAAGTTGCGAATATATGATTATGAACAACATTAATAACATACCAACCTGATTTCTCATTACCTTTATCCGGCCTCACTCCCGGAGTTGCTTGTACTGGGATCCTTACTAGATCCCCGCTTGTATTTAAAAAGCCGACATTTAATCCTATTGTCTGCATTTCTGCAATAAGATCAGCTTCATTGCCTCTATTTTTTTCTAAATAACTCTTATCTTTATTCAGTCCGTGTCTTATCTTGTATTTCGTAAGATCCATCTACCCCGTTCCTTGCCCTTTCGTTGGCGTGTTTTAAATATTCCCTGGTATAACTCTCAAAAAAATTGACCCTATCGTCCTCACTCCAATCACGAAACGCCCAACTTTTATTTTTAACAGAAAATTCCTTATATCTTTCTTTCAGTTTAGATTTAGCATGAAGAACACCGGCTCTTGATACTTGTGCCACCTTAGGCGATCTATTGCCTTTCTTAATCTCTTCTTGATGTTCCATGCTACAGGCTCCAAACCATTTACCATCAACCTCGACCAGAAGAGGCCCTACTGGATCGCCACAGCAACCGCATAGTGAGGGCCTATCTGATTTTAAAAAGTTAAAATGGGATGTTTTCTTCGACTTGACTGTTGGAAACAGGCTCATCCACCTTTACTTCTTTTGTTGACTTAGGTGCTGACCACCCCTTGCCTTTCATATCATCAATAGCAATGTAGCCTTTTGCATCTTTAACTGCGTGTGCTCTTACTCTTGAACCAACCATAGCGGAACTATCATCCGGAAAACCATCCGGAAATCCACAGGCTAGTGCCAATCCATGCAATGATGATAGACCAAGGTTAATCGCACCTTCACTTGTATCATGGTCTACTGTAAAAGCATGACCAATCATAAAGTTAGGTTTATCAACGACTCTAAAGAGAACCTTTAAAGCCACCCATCCATTCTTACCCTGGATTTCCTCATCAGAAACATATTCAAAATCATATGTTCCTGGTTCGAGTTCTTCCAAAATACTACTTTCGGCCTGAGCCTTATACTTACTTAAATCCATATATACTCCTTATCCTGGATCGTAGCTGTGATAGTCCGAGATATATTCCACGAACTCTTCACAGTCTTGGTTAATACAAATAAGTTGATGTAAGCCATCGAGAGGCAAATCGTTGTTATCCGGATCCATGCTATCAATCAAAGGATTTAATAACTTTTGGATCTTAGCCATAACACGCTTTGTTCTTTCGACTTCCCCCAACTTACTCACCTTTATCTTCCCCCAACATAGCCTTTCTAATTTCCGGCCATGAGAAGGGAAGAACATCCGGTAATGCGTACCTATTTTTTGCAAGATAGGCAGGTTTCTCACGACAGTAAGCAACCACATCCCCGGCCACCGCTTTTGTTGTCATTGTTCCACCTTTCCCTTGGACCTTAACAGTTCCAAGTTTATAGTTTGCAAAGAAACAACAATCGCTGTGTTCTAAAATCAAATCTGCGGCCTTGCGGTGCAGTTTTAATTCATGTCTATCAAAAGCCTCTATCTCTGGAGACTCAAATCTTTTAATCTGATTATGTGCAATCTGCAAAATAATCATGCCCTTATCTTCACGCAAGATATTTAATAGATCTATGTATTGACGCCAATATCTCAACACCTCAACATAACCTTTACCATATCCAGGTTGTTCAATCGATTTCCAACCATTGTCTTGACAGGCTTTATCCCATATCAGTGGTTCTAACCAATCTAATGAATCAATAACCACAGTTTTGAATTCGTGATCTTCGTCAATAAGGCTTTGTAAATGGCCCATGACTTCATCAAAAGATTTACATAAATCAAATTGCGGTGCATCAATCGTACCCATACCATCTTCAGTTAATATGAAGATTGGATTTGGCATTTGCGAACCAAAGTAAGTTTTACCCACTCCGGCCCCACCATAAGCAACAATTCTTGGTGGTTTCTTTTTAGATTTAGTTCTTATGTCAGCTAAACTCATTCAACCACCTCGACTTCAGTATCATCACCTTCAACAGCTTCTTTTAAAGCATTGCTGTAGTGCCTTCCAAGTATCTCTAACTTCTCAACTTCAAAGTTAGCGTTAGCAATCACATCTTGTCTTTGTTTATTAACAAGCGTAACTTTGTTATATAGAATCTTATTTTCATCTGATAAGTCTTCTACTTTGTATTCTTTACCATCTTCATCAAAGGTAAAAGTTAGTTCATTTTTTTCTTCAGACATTATTTTTCTCCCGTATTATTTTTAAAAGTTTCACAAATACTGCGTCCGTTACAGAATTTGCAGTGACCCCCAAATACATATTCAGGGTTTTCATCCATACAAGCATCCGCCCGTGGTTTCAGAAAATCGAATCCCCAGTTAGCAAGATTTTCTCCGGTGGTTTCCCATGTCTTAACCGCCCGTTCTTTCTTCACTCCTCTAGGTTGAACTATCGTTAGTTCCATAATTGTTTCAGCATTGCCATACCTGGTTAATGCACCCAGGCCATAGATCATTAGCTGTTTGTTATATTCCGGTGAGACTTGCCATTTACCAGATTTTAAATCTATTACACATATGCGACCTTCTGAAAGAATAATTGCATCAGCAGTACCCCATATGTTTTCGCTTATCTCTTCCATTGATACTTGCTCTTCAATCAGCAACTTACCATTGAGTTCTTTTGTTCTTGCCTCCACATAGTCTGTATAGATCTTTGCACAATCAATCATCTCCTGATCTATCTCTATCTCAAAGTCTTCAACCATCTCAACCTTGCCAAGCCAATAATCTTCTAAAGATATATCACCATCTAAGTGGCCTTTCATTAATATCTCAGACATTTGGTGAACCAAAGTTCCAGTCACGGCCGGGATGCTTGTGGTGTACGGAACTTGTGCCGCCAACTTAGGCATACCAGGACAGACAGTCCATTTGTCTGAAGCTGAAGGAGATAGTAGTGCGTGTTTACTAGGCATTGTTGGAAATGTAAGATTCTTTTTCTATTCTTTTAACATCATCAAGATCATACAAAATGGTGCCGGTTATTTTCCAATAACCAGGTCCAATACCTTTTGATCTTTTGTTGTCTATTGTTTTTTTGCTAACACCCCAGCGTTTGGATAGTTCGTCAGCATCTATAGTGTTATTGATGTCAAATTCTTTCAGATCTTTTATTTCCATAAATTTCCCTTTTCTCAGATTTCACCTATAATACCTCAATATTACTAATAATGGTAATATTTATATAAAAAATAAGGAGTATTTATGTCAATAGACAAAGCTACACCACAGGACTGGGATCAAGCAAGAGATCGCTTGGCTTCCAACAACCAGGTAGGTGGAGATCACTACAATAAGGGAACCAATATTGAGCCGATAGATTACATAGTCGCAAACAATATTGGTTGGTGTTTGGGGAATGTAATTAAACTTGTGACCAGAGATAAGCATGACAAGATTGAAGATCTTATGAAGGCCAAGCATTACATAGACCTGGAACTTGAAAAGGTTTACGGGTTAGATAGTGATGGTAATAAGATACCAGAGGAGCTATTAAAAAAATCCTTATAGGAGTAATAATGAACTTATCTGATTTTGATGATCCGGTATTAAATGAAAGGAATAACAATACACCTGTTTATATAAACAGATACATTGCTCGTTCTTTGATTGATGTAGCTGGATCAAAAAATAAAGATCCTCAAGCGTTAGCGGAGTATTTCCTACAAATAGGAATAAACTCCGTTAAGCATTACAAGGATCAAGAAGTTAAATTTGATATTGAAAGTCTTTAATTAAGATCTTTTAATATGTCTTTGATGTTTTTGATAGCATCATTGTTCTTCATGTGCTCATCATTAATTGTTAGTTGAGCCTGGTCTAAAGGTTTAGAAAAAACCACATTCCTGTGGGTTACAGAAACAAAAGCAAATACATCTATCTCATTGTCTTTATATTTTCTATGAGCAACTCTTTGGCCTTTACGCATATCAAAACGCCAGTTGCCTCTATGTTCTTCTATCTTTGATTGAGTTTTAACTTGGCACTTATACAGTTTTAAATTATGTTCAAAGATGATGTCTGCGGATGCGTTGTGGGGTACAACTGCTACTGTGTCACAAACTTGAGAGAGTATTGCTGCTGTGAGATATTCACCAAAACGACCAACTCGTTCTGTTGCTAGGGGCATTTTATTCTTCTAAATCAGTCCTTAGGGTTTCCCAGGTAATATTATTTTTTTGTAATAATTTTTTAATATATTTTGGTTGCCTATTAAAAGATGCTTTTTGAAATTCAATTTCATTAATTCTATTTTCTTTTATGTAGTCATTGGCCGCATCTCTTATTCCCTTTAAAGCAAGCCTTAGGTAATATCCTTTAGTTTCATTATCTAGGTTTAAATATTCCGGAGTATTTACAATTTTTGGAATTGTAGATTCAACCAATGGACCCATGTATTTTGCTCTGGTTTGATCTACTTTTTCATTTCCAGAATATGGCAAAATATCACGCATCTTAAAACCAAGTCTATCAAATTCTCTTTCAGCATCGTTTTTTTCTTCTCTTACTGTTATACCAGTTAGCTGTCTTGTTAATGGGCCTGGTAAATCTACATCAGTAAATGGAAGTTTTACTGTTTCAGGTCTTCCTGGTGTAGCTGCTCTTGTTGGAGACTCTACTTCCGGGAACCTTTCTCTTGCGATAGGAACACTCATTAGTAACTTATTTCCTAAGTCAGGCCAAAATTCACCGGTTATTTCCGGTCTTCTAAATTCTTGCTCTTGATCTAAGAAATCATTAAACATTCTAAAGGGTGTTGCAAAGCCACCAATAACATCTCCCACAAAATCAGACATATATCTATTAATTTTTTCTTGAGTATCTAAACCAGATAAGCCATTCAATAAATTATTTACAAATCCTAATGCAGCACCCGCTCTAAACTGTGCACCGGTTAATGCTTGTAATATATCTTTAGCATCACCCCAGTTTCTTCCTGATTCGAGTCTTGTAATTACATCAGCAACAAACATATAAGGAGTGAGCGGAAAATATGGACGCATATCAACTGTTTTTCCTGTAGAGGTTTGTAATTCATACCACTTTTGATCTTCTGGACCTTTTCTTTTTGCCTCAATTGTTGCAAGCAAGAGGGTTGTTCCAACTATTGCTTGGCTTATTGCGGAAGTATCTCCAGCAGCTATTTTTTTAATTTCATTTGGCCTTAATAACAAACCAAAACCAATTGGACTATGTTTAAATTGAAACTCTACTGCGTTAGCCATAAATCTTGCAAAAGGCAAAACTCCCGTTGTAATAAATGGTATTGAATTAGAAATTTCTACAAACTTTTTAAGAAATGTATTATCTGGAGTCTTGGCATAAGTAAAATACAAAGCATCATCTACCGCTTTTGACACATCATCAGCAGAAATATAATCTAATAGATCATCACCAATACCAATTTTGTTTATATCAATGCCTTTTTCTGCCAGAGTGTTTTGTATTGATGTTGCAAACATACCTCTTCGATAATAAAACTCCTGCATCCTGTTAAGGAAGTTAAGACCATCTACTGCTTTTTGTGCAGCTTTAAATACTTTTGCTTTAGATGAATCAGCAACCTCAGACGCATATTTGGTAAATAATTTATCTCCCTCATTCACATAATATTTGGTTAAAAATTCAGTTAAGTCTTTTGCCTTGGATTTATCTTTGGTTAGATTCATCATTAATCTAAAAGATTTGGTGTGATCTACTAATTGTTCTTTTGCTCCAAACGCCCTTCTTACTGGATTAAATGTTTGATTTAAAGCACCATCAAACGCTTGGACCAAAGTATTTAACATTACCCGGCCAATTTGTGCAGTATTATTACGCATGGCTGTAGCAATCTGACTAACTAATAAACCCCTTCTTATGTTGTCCAGGGATCTAATTATGTCTGAATAATTTTCAATAAAATTAGAATAAAAACCTTCTTGTTTTTCAATCTCACCAAGGTCTTGACCAACTTTTTTTAACGATTGTTTTATGACAGAAAGTTGCTGCATCCTTCTTGCCGAATCGGCAACGCTTTCCCTAAAGAAATCACTTAATTGATTTACAGTTAAATTGTTTCTTGACAAAACTTCGGCAAACTTATCTCTATAAATTTTGTTTTCGTTTGCCAATAAGATAGCTTCTTTTATTTGGTCTGATATTAAAACTTTTGGATTTCTTGGTATATCCAACTCATCCATAATTTGCGTTCCAACATCTATAACCTTTTGGTTTAAAGCAACTGTAGTATCTTGTTGAAAATCTGTAGTGCCAAGCATAGGTTCGTCTGTTTGCCTAATAGCTTGTTCATAAATTTCCATTGGAGGAGTTTCTTTTATTCGTGCTGGTGGTATTTTTTGTTCGTCTATTTCTTGCAAGACTTTTGCAACATCTTCATCGCTCATTCCCCTGGGATCTACACCATACTCATTAAGCAATTCTTTTTTTGCCTGTATTTCATTAACTTGTTGGTTGTAAAGATCCAATGCTAATTGATCGTCTGGATGTGTTTTATCTATAGCTATATCGTCATAAAAAGATTCAGCTTCTCCGGCAGTTGTTCCACGATCTCCTTCTATGGTCGCTCTCGGATAAAAACCATCTTCTTGCATACGAGCAATAACACCATCTGCACCAATTCCAGTAGTTCCAGGTTTGGCCCTGTAAGCTGGTGGTAATTGACCGCTCTTGCCTTCCAGTGCTTGTAAAAAATCACCCATATCTCCTGAGTCTTTTCCAATTGCTCCTTTAAGATATTGTCTGGCAGTTCTTAGTTTTGGCTTGGGCGGTATCTTTAAACTTTCTGGAAGTGCATTGCTTTTGGTTTTTGGTTTCGGAGCCTCTATTTTTGGTTGTTGCAATTTAATTTCTTCAACTATTTCACTTGCAAATATTTTTGCATCATCAAGAGTGTTGAAATCTCTTTCGATAATTACATCTTCTTTTTTATTAATAAGATCTTCTTCAGATAATTTATTTGCTCTTGCTATATTAAATAGATCTTGTTCATCATAGGCATCTTTTAAAGAAAGATTTTGAACCAAGTTAAATCTAGGCTCACCAGTTTGGCCATCATCAATTTTAATTATTTTTAATTTTGGATAAGAAACATCTGGAGCATCAACATTGTAAACTTCTTTAATAAATCCTTGCGGATCATTTATGACTAGCTCTCCCAAAGTTCCAGGCTTTATGTTTATTTCTTTTGGCTTTGTGTCAATCTTAATATCTTGGAGTTTACCGGCTCTATAATCTTTATATTGCTCCTGGTATTTAACATTTTTTTCTATTTGTTTTGCTCTTTTAACTGGATCTTGCGTTTCTATTGGATCCGCCCAAGGATCATATGTTTCAGCTTGTCTTGCTTTTTGTGGATCCAACCCTAGATCAACAAGTTCTTTATCTACACTATCTTCAAATTGAACAACTTTTTTACCTTTAAATCTTCCTGATACAGCACCAGCAGATCCACCCAAAGTGCCGCCTAATACAGATCCCAAAGATGCTGCTTTAGCTGATTGCCCAAAATCAAATCCTTCTTGTTGACCAGATTGTATTCTTGCTGATTGACGCAAAGCATCATCGGCAACTGTATAAGTTGCACCTTCCAATGCACCAATAGTTCCACCAACTTTCAAACCAGATTTAACCATTTCTCTTATAGATCTTTTGGCGGCCGCTTTTGCTGTTTGTCTTGCGGCTAATCCAGCACCAAAAGTTCCTATGCCAACATAGGTGCTGGGATCTAAAAGCACACCTGCGGCAAATCTACCTGTACCAGCTAAACTAACTTTCTTTTGATCGTATTTATCCATCAAAGTTACAAAATCAATTTTTTGTTGATCTGTTGCATCATGGTATAAATCTGCAGCTTCTTTACTCATTTTAGGTATGTTGTAATTAAACCATCCCATGTATCTAAGAGCGTAATCAGCATACTGTTCGTCTGAGTTTAATTTTTTTGGTTCTTTGTTTTTAAAACCAAAAGTTCTACCCTCATTCCATTCATAAATGCTTTTTGCGGCTTTAATAAATTCAGGATCTTTTCTTAATTCTGCTTCCGGGATATCGCCAAAGAAAGATGTTCCTTCTTGAGTTGGTTCGGGCAAAACAAAACCAGCAGTTTCTGGTGTTGGTGTTGGTTTTGGTAATACAAATCCGCTTTTTGTATTTTCTGATTCTTTTTTAGACGGAGGCGGAACTATGAATTCGGCCATGTTTTATCCCTCGGCTATAATACCCTGAGATATTAAATTTTTTATAACTTCTTCTCTAGTTAATTGTGGGTTTAAATTTTTAGCATTGCTAATAATGTTATCTGCTGAATCTCCTTTATATATACCGCTTGTTACAGTATATGTTTTGGATACAGGTGGAGGAGTTGCGGTGCTGCCATTTATTTGTTTGGCAAGAGCTTCCATAAACGGATTTATGCCTCCGCCTTTAATGTAGTTGTCATAAATATTTTTTTCATATGGAGTTAATTTTGTTACATCTCCATCAACTATTTGTAATTTTTGTAAAACTTTAGCCTCTTCCATTTTAACCATTTCATTCGGGGTTAATTTTTTCTCAGGCTTTTGTGTTTCTAGGAACAAGGCAGCTTTCTCTCTTAGACTTAAAGCCTTTAATAATCTCTTTTGACTTTCGGGCAAGTTAGACTCGTCAATCGCTTTGTTGATCTCAGCCTCACTCTGTGCGGTTGCTTGTTTTAATTCTTTTGTTTCTTGCATCTGCGATGCAACTTGTAATCTTCTAGGATCACCGGATAGTCTTGCGGTTTCTATGTTAAGAATGTCTGCTAGTTTTTGAAATGAATTTGCCATAATTAAGGACCAATTAAATAATCTATTCCTGCACTTCCGGTGCCTGTACTTGCTCCGCTAAATTTGGGTATTGATGCACCCTGAAAAGCACTTTGCATAAATGGAGAACCAAGAATGTTCATTGCAGTTGTTACGCCTTCTATACCAGATGGTTGATAACCAGATGTTTGACCAAATTGAGGTTGACCACTAAGACCTTGAGCCAATAAACCAAGTTGTTGTTTTGGATAATCCAATGCCCTGCCAAATTCTTGGTAAGGAACATCCAACGCTCTTTGTTGTAAGAGTTGTTGTTGGCCACCGATACCACCAAGTAATCCAAGGCTTCTGTATTGTTCGCCTAAGAGTTGTTGTTGGATACCAGCCTGGAATTGTCTGTCTCGCATCTGTCTTTCAATGTCTGATTCTGCGGCCCTTTGTGCCTGTTCAAAACCAGCTTGTCGTAATGCGGCTGAAGTTCTTGCTTGTTGTTCTATATAAGGTCTGGTTGCTTCAGTTTCAAGTAAAGCAGATCGAGAACCACCAAATGCACCAGCTTTAATTGCTCTTGATTGTGCTAATTGCTGTGCAATATCAGATTGTCTCTGAATATCAGCCATGGTTTGATCGATCACTTGTTGTTGATAAGGTGATTGATATGCACCAATATCTGCTTGTAATAAACCTGGTGTTGGCTGTTGACCTAATTGACTAAGTGTTCCAAGCGGATCGTATTGTTGACCAGCTTCAAACATACCACGGGTAGCTTGAAAGGCTCTAAGTTGATCCGGAGAAAATCCAGCAACTCTTTTGCCTGTGTAAGGTACAAATGGTTGTGCGGCTATGCCTTTAGATCTTGAATAAAGATCTTCATACATGGCTTGTTGAGCCGGATCTATTTGTGTAGTTTGCTTTCCTGTTTCGGGATCAAATGCAGATTTAGCTGCTGCACCTGCACCAACTACTGCTGCTATTGTTAATGGATCTGCCATATATTTATCCTATAATTCTTTGCTTATCATGTATTCTTGTTTAAATCCAAGATGTTTAACCTTTCTTAACCAACCTTTACGACCACTTCCGGTAATTTTATCTATACCTATTTCTCTTGCGTAGTTTTCTATACTTTTATAAATTTCTTCCACTTCTTCATATTTACCAGCTATGCAGAGAATGTGTAATACTTTCTTGTTAGGAAAAACTACAAATTCTGTAACAATAGCTGTTTGTTTTCCTGGCCATAACAAGGCTATTCCATTCCCTATTTTAGCTTCTACATCGTCAATTGTATAGGAGTCTTGGTATTCTATAGCTTTTTCAATTAAAGGCTTACAGCGTTCCCATTGAACTTCCCATTCTTCGGGTTCTTTTTTAATGGGTGTGACTTTATTAATCGCCTTTTCCATATTCAACGATACTCATAATTACACTTAATTTGTTTGCATGAGAAGCTGTGCAATTTATAATTTCTCCTGCTGTTAATATTAAACTTCTCGTTAATAATTCAACTGTATTATGTGCGCCTATATTGTATTGTGACCATAGCGTATGCACCACAGAGTCATCACTTGTCATGGTTAAAGTAAAATCTGTTTGTTGACCGCCATCCTCTGTTACTAAAATTGATTCAATAATTGCAAAGTCAAAATCACCACCGCTAGGTGCTGTATAAATTAAAGTCGCACTTGTTGTTGTTAAATCAACTGTTGCATTAACGGCCCTTTGTATGTACTGTCTTTGTGAGGATAAATCCATTATCTTTTACCCCTTGGTCTAATGTTTAATCTAATTTTTCCTACTTGAAAGTCTTGTGTGGTACTGCCTGTAACTGTCAATGAGACTTGTCGTGCAGTAAACCTAGCATCGGTATAACCATCACTTTCAAAAGTAAAACTGCCAAAGTCGGTTTCTGCACCGAGTGGAGTAAATTTACCTTTG